GTGGGGGGGGGGAGGCTTAACGGTTACGTACCGGATATCCAGGGATGCCTGGAGACGAAGTCGATAATGGGAGGCACCATGGGTACCAGTCCTGAGGAATACTCTGACCAGAGTAATGCTGTAAGGATTGGTGTCGCAAAGACCAAGGGCAAGAATCGCGTTGTAACAATGCAATCCGCCCGTGTCAAACGGATATTGACTCCGGTCCATAATGCTCTCTACGATTACATCAGCGACTTCGGTTGGCTGGTGCGTGGAGACGTAACCAAAGAGGATTTTCTCAGGGTCTTTAATGACCTTGAACCTGGCGAGTCCTACATTAGCGGGGATTATGAGTCTGCGACAGACAACATTAATTCCGATGTAGTCCAGACTATCGTCAGGGTTATTTCAGAAGATCCTCTTCTGACTCCCGAGGAGAGGACGACTCTCGTGGATAGCTTTAGAGATGTCTTTTGGGTGAATGATGAATCCGCCTACGGCGGATCCATCAGGAGGGGGAGTATGATGGGAAACTTGGTCAGTTTCCCTTTACTCTGTCTCCTTAATAAAGCCTGTTTTGACATCTCTTCCGATCGCTATCGCGGGAGGAAAAGGGGGAGTAAGAGAATTACCCGTATGAACGGGGATGACTGCATGTTCTGCGGAGATCGTGATTTTTACGATCTTTGGCGCAAGGTAACAGGGTCGTATGGTCTTATCGTTAACGAAAGTAAGACCTCCTTCTCTCGCCACTATCTGGAGCTCAATAGCAACACTTTCGAGTGTCGCTCTGGTCGAATAGTGGACAAACCCGTCCTTTCCTTCCTTCGTCGTAAGGATGATACTGCTGAAGATCTTCTAACCGGGATCCTTCAAGGTATCGGGCGTTTTCGAGTTAGTACTATCATGTGGGTCCTTTCGGTCCCGCTTCGATACGAACTCTCCTTCCGCCAGATTACCTTGTCGGGAATCCCCCGATTTTGGCAGAAATACCTTATTACGAGAAAGTGGTTTCGCAACGCACTCCGTTGCGATCCCCCCCCCACGAAGAAAAGAGGGACGAAAAGGTGCGAAAAGACGGTTCTTGGTCCGCCTCCTAGGGCAAGGTTTTATGACCTTGTGACACATCTGGTCAATTTTTCGGCCGAAGACCACCTGGAGAAGTGGTTGGGCGTTAAAACTCAGCCATATGCCGAACGGATCAACCGTATTGCCCTTCGCAATCGACTCCCTCCCTCTACCACCAATCCCTACGTCCGTCCTGGGCGAATCACCTGGTCATTTCTATGGCCAGAGAGGGTCTGGGATTTCGCTCAGCGAAACCCCAAGATCCTTATCACCCCCCGGGAACAAAAAAGAAAGTGGATTGACGATCATCCTCTTCTGCATCCGGTGCAGTCGGTGATCGTCGAGACTCTAAAGAAGGACATTAGGAAACTACACTTCGCTCCAATCTTGCCTGAACATTCTATTCTCCATTTCGATGGAGAGGCGAAATTCTACAGACTGTAGCGTGGGCGTGCGTATCCGGGAGGTAAGGAAAGTGTTGTGCACAAAGGAAATGGGAAAGGGGAAAGGAAAGGATATGGAGAACCTGTGGAACTTCCATTAGGGGCGCTTTGGCAGAGGACCACCATTTAACGGTCTACATGTCTTGTGAGGGGCAGGCAATGGCCCTTATTAATACGACAAGGCATAGGGACTTCGGTCCTAACGGGGCGGTAGCAAGGTCTGAAAAGGCTGAGTGATAAGTCCTCGTGGCGTAGTGTTTTCACACCCGAACGAAAAAGCAGCGGAACCTAAGTCTGGAACTGACTCTGATTACCGGCTCTGACGAGGTGCCCGAAAGGGACTCGGACTGCACCGGACTTACCGTCCATGTGAAACCGGTATCACGTAGACCCTTATG